ATGCCTACAGGTTTGTTACCTTTAGCATGGAGTAACTCTTTTTCCATCTTCGAAGAGTACTTAACAGAACGCAGTCCGGTAACATTTCTCCCGGCCAGAATAACCGTTATGTCAGCCCATTCATATTCTCTTGTATTAACCATATCAATTCATTTTAAACGGTTGTGACGTCAAATCCTAGATTGACATCAATATATCTGGCATATCCAAATGGACGTACTTTAAGAGTTACCTCTACCTTAGATGTACTGACCACATTCTGCGTTTCGTCGATGAAACATACGCATCCGTCTCCGTCACTTCCTGCACTGAGTTCGCCTTCTGCTGTCATATTGCTGTCAATGGCATTAACAACGGTCTGTTGCCAACTCTTTACAACGGCGGTCTGCAAAGTTCCGTTCTCGTTGACTTCCAACTCGTCCAGCAACTCGTTAATAAGAGTAGTATAACAGATTCGATATGCCTTGTCAATGACACGCCTTGCTGTCAGATGAGCATAGTCATCCGTCAACTCACAGGCCATTCGGTCATCGCAAAAGTAATACCCGGTCTTTCCTACATATTTGGTCGGGATAATATATCCCTTGTCATAGATAGATGCAACAAGAGACGGAGAATCGTCAATCTTCTGGCTTCCGATATACATCTGTGCAGGTGCCAAAGCACCGTCCTTGACACGACCGATATTGCGCTGTACCGGTATACTTGCAATACGTCCGAGCAATGTTCCGACGCATGCTCCCTTGCTGGCACTTTCGGTGTCTCCAAGGAGTACGGCGCATCGATTGTTGGTATCTGTTGAAAAATCATGTAGCGTCTTGGTGCTGTCGAAATTACGACCTTCCAGGGCAACAAAAAGAGGTGCATAGAGTTCTGTCGTGGCCCATTCTGCGAGCTGTTGTGCTTTTGGTAAGGCTGTCAATACATCAGGGTCTATACCGTCAGCACTTTCGGCTGTAGTTTCCGTATTGACGTTTGCTACAGCAATACCCTTCAGCGTTCCGTTGAGTTTCGTGATCAGATCACGGATATATCCTGCATCCGTCTTGGTATAGTCGCATAGATCAGTCATGGTTTCGGTTGGCGAAACACCATAGAGTACGAGTTTCGTACCGGTTTCCGCCTCGTCATAGAATTCGGCGACATGCTTGTACAGTTCGGCATTGTTTACCGATGTAACTCCCAGTGCTGCCAAATCATCCATACCGGTAACTGTATAGGCCTTGTTGAGTACAAAAGTACTCGCTACAGCCACAGCTCCGATGACCAGGGCCATCAGCCCGTCTGTAGTCTCTGCTACAGTTCCGAGCTGGCCGTTCAGATAATTAATTTTTACGCGTGGTAACATATCAATATCTTTTATGTTAAGCAGGAGTATTTTCCATCAATACGCATACTCCCTTGTTGTCGTAACGGCGCTGAGCACCACCGACGCGCATCAAGAAGGAATAGATATCACCATAATAGAGAGGATCATCCATCCGGTCGAACATTTTAAGGTCTCCGATTGCTCGGCTGACACAATCCTGTTGCCAGGCAAGAGCAGCTGCGACTTCTGTAGCCTGATTTGTCGCATCCCATTTAAGCAATGCACCGGCAGCTGTAAGTCGGAGTACTTTCGATCGCTGAATGACATCAAATCCATACAGATTTCCCATAATTCCTTTCTGGACATCTGCTGACGCCAAAAACGCCGGAAGCTCTTTATCTGTCAGATTGTTTATTAGATCATTATACATCCGTGGATCAAGCAAAAGGGTACGTCCAACCATCGGCACATCATCCTCATTAAATCGAGTAGATATACTTAATACATCATCTTTTGTGATTTTAAGTCTTGTACCTGTAGCATCAGATGATGTATGAGCCGGAGCGGCTATACCAGTTGTCTTAATATATTTTGATACCGTTGTCGGCATCCATCTATACAACAGATTTTGAGCAGCTTCTTTTTGTAGTTGCTGACGGTCATTAGATAATACTGACATACGTTTGTCATAAGACAATTCGACAGTCTCTACATTTGGGATATACACTGGATTAGTAGTCAGCTCATCTACATCATATGTAAGCTCATTATCGACACGTTTTGCAGCACTTTCCGCAGGTAATGTACTCCTATTTGTCTGCACACCGCTTGGTTCGCCTGCATTTGGGACATGGACGGTCTTGTTGGTGACGAAGGCGGAATCATCTACTGACTTGGATGCGAAAGAATCATCCGGAAAGAAATTGTCCTGGATAGTATTCAGCCAGATTTGTTTGTTTAATGCCATTTTATTCTATTTTAAAATATTTATATAATTTGGATTACTCTTTGTAATCCACGCCGTATTTGGCCTTGTACTTCATTTTGAATGAATCAAGGTCTTTGTTTTTAAGGTCAGCAAGCATACCGGCCTTGTCTAGTTCGTCCCAGGTCTTTCCTTCGAATCCGGCTTTATCCTCAGCCGAAAATACAGCAGCTGCACGGACAGACTTTTTCGCAGTCATGCTGTTGATCAGTGCTTCCGTATTTTTGCGGTCACTGTTCATCAGGGCCGTCATCGTCGGAATCTGCTCCTGGGTAATCTTACCATCAGCAACGGCCTTATTCAAAAAGTCTGTCACTTTCTCTTTCTGCAATTCTGCAATTTGATTCTTATATGAATCATTTGCCTGTTCAAGAGCTTCGATTTTCACCTTTTCGCTCTCCAGTTGTCTGATTTGAGCCACAACGGCTGTTCCATCCGCAGCATTGCTAAAGGATGGAATCTGTTTAATGTCATCAATTAATGCCATATCTTCATCGTTTTGATTTTTCGGCCAGTTGATTAGCCGGTTGTTAAAATAATTATATATTTCATCTGAGGTAGTAGGAGCAGGAGCATCATCTTCCGCTGTCGGTGCGAGATTATATATACCGTCAGCAAGTTTCATGTTTACAGCTTCTGCAGCATCTATCCAGTGGTCTTTACCGTCAAAATACTCATTTACCACATCCTGAGGTTTTTTGCCGCATCTTCCGGATATCATCGTGGCAAGGTCACTTTGCAATTTGTCCATCTGGGTGGCAATCTGCCGCAAGTCATCAGCACTCCCGTATGTCCCTCCGGAGACGTTATGTAACATTAGTTTTGAATAAGGACTCATATAGAGAGGTTTTCCGCATAAAGCAATGATACCCGCTATACTTGCAGCAACGCCGTCTATATATATGGTAATGTCGCTCGTACTCTGACAGAGGGCATTGTAGATGGCCATTCCGCAGAACACGTCTCCTCCTCGAGAATTGATACGGACATCAATATGCTTGTACTGTTCCTGCAGCTCGAGCAGCTCGTTGACCACTCTTGCGCTGTCCACTTCCATCCGTTCACCTACATCTCCATATAAGAGGATGGCGACGGTATCAGGGCCAGGGATAATGTTGAAGAATTTTGTTTTCATACCTCGATTTTCCGACAAATTTAGTTGTGTTTTCTGTACTTTCCAAATGCTGTTTTTATCATAGCGTTTGTGGACATTATCATAGTGTCAATGGGCATTATCATAAAATACGAATTTTGATTTGTCACCTTTTTATACGAAATTTGTAGGAAAATTATAACAAAAAATGGCAAAGACAAACATTGATAAAAAGGATATTGCAAAGTCCCTGTATGTCAACGGAAACTATACGCATGAAGAGATTGCGCAAAAAGTGGAAACAACCAGGCAGACCGTATCCAGATGGATTCGGGAGGGACATTGGGATGAACTGAAGGCATCCTATACCATTACTCCTGCACAGATACTTGCAGGACTGAACAGGCAGATTATCGAGATCAACAATAATATCAATGCCAGGGACGAAGGCAAACGTTTTGCTTCCGTGGCGGAAGCAGACACGCTGTCAAAACTGGCAGCAGCTGTGAAAAAAATCGAGTCGGATATCGGTATATCTGATATCGTTAATGTCGCTATCAAGTTCACGAACTGGCTCCGGCCGTTGGATTTGGATATGGCAAAGAAATTCAATAACCTGTTGGATACATTCTTAAAGGATCAGATGCAATGACGATAGAAGATAAGAAAGCACTCCAACGGTGGGAAGATCATCATAAGGCTCTCGCTTCCGATATTCCTGTTGATGACACGCTGTCAAAACGGGACATTGAATCCATGCGCGTCAAGCTGGAAGCGAACCCGATAAAATGGATTCAGTATTTTTTCCCGAAATACGCCAAATATCCGTTCGCATCATTCCATGAGCGGGCTATTCTCCGCATCATAGAGCATGATGAATGGTACGAGGTGTTATCCTGGAGCCGTGAACTGGCAAAGTCTACTGTGGCTATGTTCGTCCTGATGTATCTCGTCCTGACGAAACGGAAGAAATTCGTGGTTCTGGCATCTGCAACGAAAGATTCAGCAATTCGGCTGCTAGCCCCTTTTAAAATTAATTTCGAGTCTAACCCCCGTATCCGTCAGTTCTATGGCATACAAGTAACTCTTGGAGACTGGACAGAAAGCGAATTCAAATGCCGTTGTGGGGCTAAATTCGTCGCTCTGGGTGCAGGGTCTGCACCACGTGGTGCAAGGAACGAAAGTGTCCGTCCGGATGTCATCTATATGGATGATTATGATACGGACGAAGACTGCAGGAATCCGGACACACTGAAGAAAAAATGGGATTGGTTTGAGGGAGCATTATATCCGACCCGGTCCATCTCTGAACCGACACTGATCTTATGGTGTGGAAATATCATAGCAAAGGATTGCTGCATCAAAAAGGCTGGTGTCAAGGCAAGGCATTGGGATATCGTCAATATCCGTGACAAACATGGAAAGTCCACATGGCCGGAGAAAAATACAGAACAGCAGATTGATACTGTTTTGGGGAATATATCGACAAAGAATGCCCAGGCTGAATATTTCAACAATCCGATTTCTGACGGCGAAATATTCAAGAATATCCCTTTCGGAAAAATTCCTTCTTTGAAGAAATTTAAGTTCTTGATTATTTACGGTGATCCGGCTTATTCAAACACAAAAAAGAAAGCGACCTCTTTTAAGGCGGTTTGGCTAATCGGAAGATATAAGGGTACCTATTATATCATAAAGGGATATCTGGACCGTGTACTTAACTCCGTATTTATCGGATGGTATTTCGACCTGTTGGAATGGGTGGGAAATAAGACGAACGTCTATTGCTATATTGAAAATAACACGCTTCAGGACCCGTTTTATCAGCAGGTATTCAAGCCCTTGTTAAGAGATGAATGTAAGAAACGGAACAAGGAAATTAATATTAAGGGTGACAACCGGAAAAAAACGGATAAGGCCACCCGTATTGAAGCTCAACTTGAACCGATAGACCGTAATGGGGCTTGGATATTCAACGAGGATGAAGAAAACAATCCTAATATGCTTGAACTTGTAAACCAGTTGAAACTGTTCGAAATGTCGCTCCCATATCCTGCAGACGGTCCGGACTGCCTGGAAGGTGGAATTGACAAACTGAATCATAAGACCAGTGAAATGGACCCTACTGTAACGGTCAGTTTTAAGGAGATGAATGAAGATAACCCTTATAGAATGTGATATGTCAAATTTTATCGAAGACAGCGACTATGACGCTTCAATCCATAGAGAAATACTAGATTCGTTGCTCCGGACGGATGCAGCAACCTATGATCCACAGATCATCGAGATATGTGAGGACAGGGCCATCAGTGAGATGCGCGGGTATATGAATAAGATATATGACTGTGATGCCATATTCAGCGCAACCGGTTCAAGTCGAAATGCCCTGATATTGATGTTTGCTTTGGATATCAGTATCTTCCATATTTTCTGCCAGCACAATCCTTACAAAATATCAAAGATAAGACAGGATAGATATGACCGGGCGGTTGAATGGCTGAAAGGGGTTATGAAGGGTGACATCACTATTGACGGTGCTCCGAAACTACCAGAGGATACTCTACAGCAAAACAGCCGGTGGCAGATATCATCTGATGAAGTAAGACCTACATTATTATAAAATTATGAGCAAAAACAAAAATAAAATTAATAAGGTTAGTAATCGGATTGTTCAGGGCGGATTCCGTGACAGTAGATATAATCCGCCTGACGTAGTGCTCCAGATGCCGGAACTGTTCCTTTTCGACATGAAAGACTATATGGATTCTATCCGTATGGCCAGGGAGATTGACTATTCGCAAAGAGTGCGATTATATGACATGTATGATTCCGCACAACTCGATCTGCATCTGTCCGGAGTACTAGCCAAACGGTTGCGGGGGGTTACCCGATTCCCAATAGAATTCCAAAGAAATGGAATTTCGGATGAGAATATAAACAAACAGTTGCAGTCTCCCTGGTTTAAAAAACTCCGTAAGGATATTATCCTATCGGAGTTCTGGGGATTTTCGCTGATGCAGTTTTATTTGGACGATAAAGGGAATATATGCTATGATCTCATCGACCGGAAACATTATGATCCTATAAGACGAAAACTCTTGAAATACCAGGGTGATCAGGACGGGATAGATATCGATGCTTTTGACAATATGCTTTTTGTCGGAGAGAAAAGGGATTTGGGTATATTTTCCGAACTGCTTCCGGCCGTATTATACAAGCGTGGGGATATGTCGGATTGGGCTATTTTTTGCAACATATTCGGCATGCCGATACGCGAATATACCTATGACGCAGGAGATGAAGATGCCAGGAGAGATTTGGTGGCATCAGCAAAGGTGCAAGGTCGTAATGCCGTATATATCCATCCCGAAGGAAGCTCGCTGCATTTGATTGAATCGGGTAACAAAACCGGGTCTTCTGAATTGTACAAGAGTTTTGCAGAATATTGGGATGGAAAAATATCTATCCGTGTGCTGGGAAATACCTTGACTACAGATTCTAAGGACAAAGGGACACAGGCTCTTGGAACTGTCCACAAGGAGGAAGAGGACAATATGAATGAGGATGATCGTGAAACAATCCTTGATGTCCTTAACTATGACATGACGGATATATTCCGTAATCTTGGATTCAATGTGGACGGTGGCGAATTCATATATGCGAAAAAGGAAAAGATGGACCCTACAACACAGCTTACTGTTGTACAGGGGTTACAGAATATGGGTTTGCCTTTGGATGATGACTGGCTATACGAAACTTTTGCAGTCAAAAAACCTGATGACTATCAACAGAAAAAAGATGATGCACAGGCCCGAAAAGATGCCTTTCAGAAACAATTAGAAGGAAACAAAAACAATCAGAATGAAAATTTGAACAGTGATAAAAAACCGTTCAAAAACCGTTTGATGGGTTTTTTCGGCATAGCCCCGCAAGACGGGGCGGAAATGGAATAATCGACCGTCTCTATTATGGCACGCACTGTGATTGCGGCCATAGTCATATCTCGGATGTTGCAGCTGCTTTTAAGTTCAATACTGATGTACTTGCACAGTTTTTGCGTAAGATATATAATGGATTTGATATTTCTACAGAACTCGAACCAACTGTTTGGAGAGAATTGTTGCGGATTATCAACAAGGCAACAGTTGACGGCCTGTCGGCGTCTGATGTTCCCCCGACACATGAAGATGAATTCTACCGGTCTTTGCTGCATTCCAATGAGGTTTTTGCGGCATTTAAGGCGCACGTCATGGGGACTGATATGGCAGCACAACTCACTGACAGTAACGGCAAGCTCAAACCTTTTGCAATTTGGAAAGAGGATGTTGCGGATATATCCTCTCATCAGACAGGCGCATGGTTGCAGACGGAATATGATACGGCAGTATTAAGGGCACATCAGTCTGCAGACTGGAGAGAATTTGAGCGAAACAAGGATGTCATGCCTAATCTCAGATGGATGCCGACAACCTCTCCAGACCCGGAGAGCACACACCGTCAGTTCTGGACCGAGAAATTGACTCTCCCGGTAGATGATCCGTTTTGGAACGAACATCATCCGGGTGACCGGTGGAACTGCAAATGTTCGCTGGAAGCAACGGATGATCCTAAAAATCGTCCGGATGATCTGAAGCCTGATCCTCCACAGCAAGGACTTGAAAACAATCCGGGCAAAGACGGTCATCTGTTTTCGCAGGAGCATCCGTATTTCCCTTCTGACTGCAAAAATTGCCCGTATAATGTTAATAATGTTCATAAGACAAAGGATTGTTTCAATTGTCCTTTTATCAATGCACAAATAGACAAGGCGAAAAAAGCAAAATAATATGGATGCAAGGAATATCAAAAATATAGTCGAAAAGCTGCAGGATGATGTAGTCAAAGAGGTAAATAATAATTTGCCCCGAAAAGTCGGAGTCGTTGCAGTCAATCAGTTCAAGCAAAACTTTCGAGACAGTGGATTTCTGGATAACGGAAACCATAAATGGCAAGAGACGAAAAGACAACAGGGAAAAGGGACGAATGCAAAATACGGTCCGTTGACGTCATCCCGAAATCATCTGATGTCATCTGTTCTGGCAAAACCGTCTCCGGGGCAGGTAATTATCGAAAATCCTGTACCGTATGCCAATATCCATAATAATGGTGGAAATATTACTACTCATCCGACTATCACTCCAAAGATGCGCAAATATGCCTGGCACATGATCTATTCTTTGGCAGGTATAAAAGGCAAAGGTAAATTACCAAAAGAGTTACCGGAAGAGGCACTGAAATGGAAAGGACTGGCATTGACATCAAAAAGTAAAATCACCGTGCATGCGCATATCCCGAAACGCCAGTTTATAGGAGATTCGGCGGAACTCCAAAAAAAAATAAACAATATGATTAATCAATCTATTGAAAAAATAAAAAATGGAATCACTACTTTATCATCTCATTGATTATATCAAGACTCAGATACCTGAACTGCAGACAGTGGATGAGGATTACGGTCAGTTGGAAGCTCTTGACAATGAAGAGACAGATACTTACCCGGTACTATTTCCGGCATTGCTTATCAATGCCAACGAAACAGAATGGACTTGCCTTCAAGGTAAAAGCCAGAAGGGGGAAACACAACTTGTATTTCGATTATGCCTGGACTGTTATGATGATACTCATGCAGGCAGTGGAACGCTCGAAAAGATATTAGTCCGGCAACAACAGGTCCAGGACCTACACGAAATATTACAGTGTTTCCGTCCGATGGATGACGGGGGACTGATTAGGACACGTTCCAAGTCTTACACCTGGAACCATGGAATTAAAATATATGAATTGTATTATACTATTTCCGTACAGGATATTATCAAGGAAACAGTGACAACTCAGAAGCCGAATTTGAAGATTTCTGCGTCGAAGCTTTAGACCTAATTTTGAAACCGGTGAAAAGAGGTTTTTGGATGGTTTTTCCGTCAACTGTTGCTCCGTCTCTTATCATTTGACGTACGACTTGCATTACACGGCTTTCGGAAACGAAGAATTCCTCTTCACTCAGTTTTTTGATCGTATCGTCAAAACGCATCCTACGGACCTCTGTCCAGTAGTAATAGCGTTCGAACATACGTCTGTCCCTGGCTTCGATAAGAATATGGCTGCGTCCTCTTTTCATATTTCGCAAAGATAACATTTTTAATCAAAAATAAAACACTTTGTAAACACAAAAGATGCAATACCCATTGTAAGGATATTGCATCTTTTTGGAAAGGAATAAAAAATCTACAGCCTACAGAATGATGGCTCTATTCTACGCCAGATATTTTTCTCATCTTTCAGCCAGAAATAATAGTTGATAGCAGTGGCCATCACAATATTGCTTTCGCGGAACAAATCCATGATACGTCCGTATTCTTCACCGAATTTTCCTTCCAACTCGTACAATTTGGATATACTTTTGTAATCTAATTGTCCCTGGCTGTTCCTCTCTAATAGGCTCATCGCAAGTTGATATATCGGATCATCAGACCCTTTGTCACTCTGGGATATATAATTTTCCAAAAAAATCATCAGTTTATCGGCGGCGATATCGGCACGTTCATCAAATTGTTTGACCTTATTACTGCGAACCTCAAGTTTGAAATTATCATCGATAATCGTAAAACTGGATTGTCCATCCTTTCGGAGTTTTCCATATTCGGACATAATATCTCTAAATGTGTTGACATTGTCATCCAGATAGGTTTTGAAGTTCTTTGTTTCTTGCGCCAATATCAATACTTTTTTCATAATATCCGTTCCAAAATCATGGCGTAGTTTTTCGTAACTCTGTCTTTGTTTGAGTTTTTCATCATCTTGTTCTTTTTTCAAAATCTCAAACATTTCTTTTTTTTCTGCTGCTGTCATTTTTGCCAACAACTTTTCTTTGTTCTCATTCATAATTTTCATTTTTAAATTGTTTATAATCCTTTTTTTTCTTTTTTATTTAATATCATCCGGAGACGCAGGGAAACGTTTTCGAGTTCATCAATATCCAGATTTCTGAATTTCTTTCCTGATATCTTTTTGCTGATGCAGAACTTATTGATCATATCCCAGTCTGTCGTGTCAACTCCAATATCTTTCATCAGATTCAATACCAATCTTCTTTTCTGTCGGAGTTCTAAAGATGATGTCAGGTTGATGGATAATCGTTCCATTCCCTTGCAGCATTGGATATATTCGTTCAGGGTCATTTCGCGAAGGTGTTCAGTACGTCCTGATGTTGCCTGACTGACCAGGTCTCTTTTAAGATCGTCACGGTCTCCAATATAAGGCAACGTTCTTAGGAGACTGTAAAAACGAGCAAAGTTGGTTACTTTTTGCATTCTGCTTTTCTCCAAATTATTGTAATATCAGCCTGTACTGCACCTGTTCCTAGACATAATGGACATTGTTTTTCAACACCTTCACCTTTTTCGTTACAACCCAAAAACCAACCATTTCCGTGGCAATAGTTGCATATTTGCGGAGCACCCGTTATTTCTTCATGATCTGTTAAAGAGTCAGGGCTGCTCAATTCTATTATTTGCTTTAATACTCCCATAATTATTATTATTTTTTCTTATCATTACAAGATTTAGATAATCAACTCTTTCAGTTAGAGTCATAGTATATACTCTTTCTCTAATAAGATCAAAGACTAAATTTTGTATTCTTAATCTTTCTTTTTCGTTAACAGAATCATTATCTTTTTTTTCTATTATAGGTAATCTAAGATATTTAAGATTCAATATTTTATATTTTAATTTCATAATTTAAGTATTTTATTTATTCTTTCAATAAGATGCTCTAATGTTTCAGCATCATTATTCAAGCAGAATTTGTCATTATCGGTATTGATATATATTTCTCCAATGGCATTTTGATTTATCTGTCTGATATCCTCTATAGGGATAGCGACTGAATTACCGAATGATAATGGAATGATTATAAAATGTTTATTCATGTCTTTTTCCTTTCTTCTTTATGGATAAATTTGCATATCCGAACATTGATTTTATCATATCCGCGAACATTACAGTTTTTGTTTCAATGACTGTTTTGCCCGGATTTTTTTTGCTTTTGTGGATGACCAGATCGCATTTGAAATCATGTCTGTACCATTCTTCCATAACGACTGCTGCATCTTTTCCATCCAACAGGAGATAATATATATCTCCATTTTCATAATTGATGATATCTTTCATAATTGTTCCTTATTTGTCTCCCCAATAACGTTCTGCACCCTCATTCCAAATTGTATAATTTCCTTTTGGGCCTATGAAACGGCCTTTGGAAAATGCCTTGAATCCTTCGACCCATATTTTCAGAGTGGCGTCATACATGACGCTTTCTGCTGCACTTCCACGGGGTGCACGTCCTTTGGCATGAGAGATGAAAATAAGCAGCTTGTTGCGGTATTGTTCCTTCAGTCTGATATAATCCCGATAACTCATCTGCGTGTATTGGAAGCTGTCGATAACGACGATGTTGAAGCTCTTTCTCCGGTCAAGGCGTTTTTTGAGATCGGTAATGGATTCCGCATTCAAAAGTGAAAAACGTCGTCCGCATTCTTTCATACCCGCCCGGAGCAGGTTCTGCTTCATTGTCAGACTGTCACCCTCTTCTAAAGAATCGTATGCGACACGGTCGAAACGGCATAGTTCCTTGCATAATTGCATGACAAAACTGCTTTTCCCGTTTCCTGAATTGCCCCAGATAAACCATACTCCGTTGCATTCCGGCTCTCCAAAGGCATCATACATCGATCCCTCAAAATGAAACGTATGTTTCTTCTGTCGTAATACTTCTGATACGGTCAGTGCTCTTCCCATGCTTAATCCTCCTTGATTCTTTTCTGGCGGTGTATGGATTTCTTTACCCGTCTAAGATCATATTCACATTCTTCACTTTCCTTGATGATTTTGTCTATATCCGTCCGGTTGTCTATTCCGTTTGCCATGCATATCGAATATATATCTTGTGGAGAGGTCGGTTCGAGTTCGAAATATTTACGTCCGATACGGCTGTAGAATTCCTTGTAACCCGGTTTCTCATATCTAAGACCGTTACGGATGCGGCGTTCGATGTAATCCGTGCTCATGAAGATCACTCCACAACGGTCTTCGAGGACATTATATAGGCTGATGAAATAATGGAATACACTTTCCACTAATTTGTCTGCTTCGTCAAAAATGAGTAATGGAGCATCCATCTGGATAAGATTGGATAGTATCTGTTTCCATAGTTCGCGTATCGTATATCCCTCGCTTCTGATTCCGATCTGACGGGCAATCTGACGAACGAATTCCCCTTTATACATGTCTTCAGAGCATAATATGTAAAACACTTCCTTGTGATTTTCAGTAAAAATACGGGCTGTTGTTGTCTTTCCGCATCCTGCTTCACCGACAATCCAGGTAACATTCTTATAATCCTGGGCATCGGTCATGGCGTATGTGATTTCTTGCCAGGCATTGATTTCCACGATATTCCATCCTTTGGATGATTCTGCAGACATTTTCACCTGTTCTGCAATTTTCTTCCACATCACATCACTGATATTTTTCCAGTTTCCGTTGAGGATGCTGCTCAACGTACCTGCACTTATTCCGTTGAGACTTCCGGCTGCCTTGTTCTGACTAGGATACTTTGCGACATACCTTTTAAGGTTTTCGACAATGTTTTTCTTTTCTAGATTTTCCATAATTTTTAATTTTAATGATTATAATTTTTCGGCTGTTTTCTTTTCATTTATCTTGACCGGGCCGTCAACATCTGTCCAGTCAATATTGCTTACTGTCTTTGTCATACGACCAAGAGACAGTTCATAAGGGTCTTTACTGTATAGGTTCGTCCTCCGGTCTATTTGACGCTGTACGTCCGCCCGTACTCCTTTGAGTTTTGGGGTATGCAGTCCGTGCTGTTCCGGAGATACTCCTTCGATATGCTCGATGGCCTTTGCCACTACCTGCCGGTCTATTCGGTTCTGCTCCGTTGCTTTCTGCTGCTCCCTAATCCATTTTGCCTCTCCTTCTGTCTGATCCTGTAGAGCTCTGTGTACTACCATATATGGTTCGGCGACGCGTTCGAAACGGAGGTCTCCTGCTTTGTCCTTACGATACAGTCTGACGGAAGTAAAATCATACGGATCATATTGAACAAAGAATTTTTCGTAGGTATGTTTCCGTCTCCATTCCTGGTCAGGGACACCCGGTTTGCTGTATACCTCATACGTATGTTTTTTGCCCTTGACAGTAATGTCGATTCCTGATGCGGTAAAAGTGCAGGGTCTGTCAGTGTATATCCAGAACATATTGATCATTTCTCCTGGAGTGACTTCCGGTGTTCCGTCATTGTAGGATGACTTATACATCTCTATCCTCGATATACCTGTTGCTGGATGTGCCATCTCATTCCATTCTGTTCGCGCCTTAAGGTATGCTGCTTTCAGCTCCTGCAAGGTATACAGTCTGTTTTTGTTGGCTTCGATAAATTCGAGGTCAGGACGGCTGGAAGCTTTTTTTGTCGTAATATTCTGTCCCGTGAACCTCCAGTCCTTATGCAATACCTGCTGCTGGAATCGTCCGAATACAGATTCGATTGTCTTCGACGAACCATTGTAAGGGGCTGTCGTACGGTATACAGTACAGAGTTTTTGTAGAAATCCCTGGCTTTGTAGTTTTTTATGTCCACCTTGATTATCAGATACGATTTCGTAAGGTCTGTGACCACTTACTTGTATGGCCATCCTGTATGACATATATTGGGCTTCATAATCCTCGTTATCTGCAATGCAGAATCCGAGGAAAACTTCGCTGTAAGCGTCGATGACTTCATATACTGACGTTGTACGTACCTTTCCCTGTTCGTCTCTGTAATAGAGATTCAACTTTGTGCCGTCTCCGTACCATAAGGTATCTCTCCTCGATGGCAGTTCGGTTTTCATCTTTCGGTCGAATCTCTGATGCGAACTCATCTCTCCATATACGGCATCATGCCATAACGGTTCTACCGCCGGACTGTTCAGCCATATTTTCAGACTTCTGATGCTCTTCAGCGGTTTCAGTCCTCTTTCAGGGGCTTCCGAATTAAAAGTATCGAATAATTGACTGTCGGTATAGAC